TGGCTGTCCTGGCATGAGCGTCTCGAACCTTACTTTCCTATGGCGGGCCATTGCTACAATGTAGTTGATGACTCGCCTCGGATGTTTGAGGCTGTTAAGCTTATACCAGAGGAAAAAGAGCAACCCGTTAGGGTTACACTCGTTCCTAAAACACTCAAAGGTCCCAGAATCATCGCAATTGAGCCGTGCTGTATGCAATACACGCAGCAAGGGATTCGAGACATGCTTTATAATGTCATCGAATCACATCCTTTGACGTCAGGGCGGATAAACTTCTCCGACCAGACGATCAATAGGAACTTAGCGATGATCTCGTCAGTCGATGGTCTATTAGCAACGATAGATCTTTCAGACGCCAGTGACCGAGTTCCTCGGAATCTGGCGCTTGAGATGTTTCGTAGTAATCCCGATTTACGGGATGCTATTGACGCATGTCGATCAACGAGGGCTGAACTCCCAGATGGATCTATCTTAGATCCTATCTTGAAGTTTGCTTCTATGGGTAGTGCTCTTTGTTTTCCGATCGAAGCCATGTACTTTTACACATTATGTGTAATGGCTTTGCTCGGAGAGCATAACCTTCCTGTAACCTGTCGAAACCTTTCTTGGGTTACCGAACAGGTTCACATATATGGTGACGATATTATCGTCCCATCTATGTACGCGGATGCTGTTCTCGCTTACCTACAAAAGTACAATTGTAAGGTAAACCGTAACAAGACTTTCGTCTCTGGAAAGTTTCGAGAGTCTTGCGGACTTGACGCTTATGACGGCGTTGACGTTACACCAACGTACGTCCGTCGTCTTCGTCCTGAGAACAGGCGGCAAGCCCAGCAACTTATCTCGTGGGTGTCTACAGCTAATTCTTTCTATTTGAAAGGGTTCTGGAGGACATCTCAACACATGTTTAACTGTGTTGAAAACATTTTGGGAGAACTCCCTTATGTTTCACAAGATTCTGATGGGCTTGGTCGTGTTTCCTACCTTGGTCGTCGCTCCATCGGAAGATGGAATCGACTTCTCCATCGCTTTGAAGTAAAAGCGTGGGTTCCAAGACCAGTTTATCGCACTGATAAACTGGAGGGATACGGCGCTCTGATGAAAAGCTTCTTGAAGCTTCGAGACTTAAACGATCTCGAAGCCTCTCGAGATGCCAAGCATCTTGAGCATTCCGAACTTAGCGGCGAGGTTGCAATACATCGTCGCTGGGTCCCCGTCACCTAGACGGGCGTGGCTTAAGCCACTGGGGGTCACCGTACAGGTGCCTTTGGGCATCTGGACGCAGTGCTGACCCCCCGCCCCACTGATAAACTGGAG